AAATATTATGGTTGGTATTATGAATTTGGTGAGTATGATCCTGAACATGCTCCAGAAGAGTTTGTAGGGTTCGTCTACAGGATACAAAACCTAGACACTAACCAGAAGTACATTGGTAAAAAACTGTTCTGGAACCGCAGGAAAACCAAGGTAAAGACCAAGGCTGGTGGAACTAAAACTAAGTATGTTACCAAAGAGTCTGACTGGAAGAGTTACTATGGTTCAAACAAGCAACTTCAGGAGCAAGTCCAAGAAGTCGGTGGTGATAAATACTATAGAGAAATCTTAAGGTTCTGTAAAACTAAAGGTGACTGTTCTTACTATGAAGCAAAATATCAGTTTGAATATAATGTGCTACTAAGGGATGATTACTTTAATGAATATATCCAGTGTCGGATTAATGCGAAACATTTGAAAAGAGACGATGATGAATGAGATTAAATTGAATGTTTTTGAGGTTCTGCAAAAAGTAGCAGCAACCAAAAAGAAAGAAGAAAAGATTGCCCTTTTACGGAAGCACGATTCTTTTGCTCTTAAGTCAGTCATTCAAGGCTGCTACAATTCCAATATTAAACTACTGTTGCCAGAGGGTGATCCGCCATATACCGCCTGTGATCCCCATAACTGCCCCTCAAACCTTTTGAGGAAGGCAAGAGACTTTGCTTACTTTGTAGGACAGAAAGGTAAAAACATTCGTCCTATTAAGAGAGAAACTATTTTCATTAATCTTTTAGAAGGTATCCATCCAGAGGATGCTAAGATTGTATTGCAGATGAAAAACAAAAAACCCTTCAAAGGTCTTTCAGCTGCTTTAGTCAAGGAGGTTTACCCTAACTTGATGCCCCCTGACTGATTTGTTATGTAAACATATCAACTAACCGAAGGAATGCATTATATGCTCGTTTCTCAAATCGACCGTTTGAAAAAAGATTATCGTGAACTTGAACATTATGAAAGAAAACTAATTAAACAAGGGAGAGATAAAGTGGTAAGAAATATGAAATTGAAACGAGAATATCTGGGTAAATCAATAAAAGATTTAGAGGATCAACTTTATACTTGACAAGTCCTAAATCATAGTCTATAATAAGTTTACTTTAGGGCCCGGGGAATATATACATTCTCTGGGTCTTTTTATTCTTGACATTCGTATCTATATAATGTATTATCCATCTATAAACTAAAGGAGAAGAAATATGTTAGCAAAAGTATTTTGGAGAATCTTTTCTCTTGACAAAAGCATTCATAGGAAGTATACTCTTTTATATGATGATTTGTGTGAATAAAGAGTATGCAGGTGTGATGTAACGGTAGCATGACAGTCTCCAAAACTGTTCGTCAAGGTTCAAATCCTTGCTCCTGTGCCAAACTTATATGATGATTTGTGTGAATAATCTTATATGCGGACATGGCGGAACTAGGTATACGCAACGGCCTTAAAAGCCGTCGGCCATTGGCCTTGTGGGTTCGAGTCCCACTGTCCGCACCAAACTTATTAATGGCCCGTAGTTCAGCGGTTAGAACCCTCCGCTCATAACGGAGCTGTCCTCAGTTCGAATCTGGGCGGGCCAACCAAATTTAAATCAAGAAAGAAAATATGTTCTTAACACCCTGTGTATCCTTATGTAAAATAAATGAAGGTAAATGTCAGGGTTGTGGCCGCACTTTAGAAGAGATTGCTAAGTGGCGCAAATATACTGATGAGGAAAGACTTGACATCATGCGTAGATTAGGGTATGGTGTTAGACGTAATAAAAAACGGAATACATCATGAATATCTTTTACCTTGATCCAAACCCTATCATAGCAGCACAGATGCACTGCGACCAGCATGTTCACAAGATGCTGCTAGAGACTGCACAAATGCTTTCTACTGCACATCGTATGTTAGATGGTGAGAAGACACGTCGTCCGTCTATCTCTGGCAAACGTATGGTAGACTACTATGTTCATCCTGACCCTGTTCTAGAGCATACACTCTACAAGGCAGTTCACTTCAAGCATCCATCTAATATATGGATTCGTCAGTCTGTAGAGCAATACGGCTGGGCAAAAGATTTGATGAATGCACTTGCTGATGAGTATGAGTATCGCTATGGTAAGCAGCATGGCACAGCAGTTAATGTTCTACCTTATCTACAACTACCACCTAAGTCTATGAAGATGACTGGTGGATGGACTCCACCTCCTCAGTGTATGGATGATTATCTCAAACGTTCTGTTCCGCAGACTATGCTTGCCTACCGTGACTTTTATATCACAGAAAAATCTAAGTTTGCAAAGTGGACAAAAACTCGCAAAAGTCCAAATTGGTACTTGACAACTCCGTCCAAAGATACTATATTAAGTATGTAAGACAGAGAAAGAGAGAAATCAAATGATCAACATCGGTATGGAAGTCTGGTATGTAAACACAAAGCCAGTAGGTGTTACTGGCGTAATCACTGATGTATTTACCTACCCCGGTGATGTTGACACCACTGTTGTTGTTCAGTATGATGACGGTGATGAAATTGCCTACACCAAAAATGCTATCATGCAGAAGATGAAAAGCAAGCGCATGGCTGTCGTATATGGTGGTAGCGCAATGTCCACTATTCTGTAAGGAGACTTATTATGATTGAACAGATTCAAAGTTACATTGCTGCTTGTGAAGCAAACCTTGCTAAGTATCAGCAGATTGAAGACCCTGTTGAGCGTGACCGTGCTGTTGCTGCCTGTGAAGGTATGCTTGCAGATTTTAAAGCACTTATTAAGGAATAAGACAGATGAAAAAGAAGAAGTATTGGCCAATGCCCGGAACAAAAGTAGGACAGGAAAAAATGCAAAAGAAGTCTTTTGTAATTCGTGATGCAGTCAGTAATGGTATTCGTTTTGGTCTGTTTGAACCAATCACTTCTGAACGTCAAGCAAAGAAGTTTATGCGTGACTTTGAAAAACGTATGAAGTCCTGTGGCATTGAAGTGCAATGTGTGATTAAAGAGGTTGAGTAGGCTAAATATGATATATCATCTGAAAGGCATTACCAAAAGAGGTAAGCAGCGTATCAAAGAACATGGTACGCAATGGAACGTAGTTGAAAAGCGTCCAGGCACCTTTGGTGACGTACTACTGCGGTCAGTTGAGACTAATGATCTACGTTGGTTGACCGAAGACTTCCGTGTTGAAAGGATTGAAAATGTTTAAAGTTACTGAATCTGTGGATTATCTTGACCCTAATCCTGCTGTAGCATTTTTTGATACTCGTTGGGAAGCTGATGAGTATCTATCAGAACGTATACATAATCGGGTTGAGTTTGAGGTGCAGCATTCACCTTATATGGTAAGTGAAAAGAACTATAATGATTTGGTTCAATATGAATCAACATTTTTTAACGTTACAGAAGTAGATGAATACGCTGTAGATATTGATGGAGCAACTGACTAATGAAAAGTAATATTGCCGATAAGGTAATTCTAACTGACTGTGACGGTGTTCTGCTGGACTGGCTCTTTGGTTTTAAAGAGTTTATGGCAGACCGTGGTTACACTGAACAAGACGATACCGGATATGCTATCTGGAAACGTTATGGTTTTATTAACAAAGAAGCAGGTGAAAGTCTGGTTCGTGAGTTTAACAACTCTGCTGCTATGGCATATCTCACTCCACATTTAGATGCAGTCAAGTATGTAAAGAAACTTCACGAAGAATGTGGATATGTTCTGCGTGTTATTACTTCTATGTCCTTGAACAAGTATGCCTACAAAGCACGTCTACAGAACTTACATGCTCTGTTTGGTGAAACTGTAATTGATGAACTTGTCTGTCTTGATACTGGTGCAGATAAAGATGATGCACTTGAGCAATACCGTGGCACAGGTTGTGTTTGGGTAGAAGATAAGTATAAAAATGCTGTGTTGGGTAAAGAACTTGGTCTTGATTCGTTCATGATTGATTTGCCCCATAATCGGCAGTTCGACTTTGACCAGCGTGTAACGGGCTGGGAGGATATCTATCACACTCTTGTAGGAATTTAATTAAAATGAAAGCAGTTATTATTGGTGGAGTGTCAATGCTGGCACTCTCAGGTTGCGCAGTAAATACATACCCACAACTTAATCAATGTGCAGATGTAGTCTACTATGCACCAGAAGTTCCAGCCTATGCTACTCTTGGTGCTATTGCTGGCAGTATTGGTTTGGCAGTATTGTCTGATGGTGATGTTG